CCCTGTGGCGACTCCGACGGGTCTCGATCCCGCGACCTCCAGCGTGACAGGCTGGCGTTCTCCCAACTGAACTACGAAGCCATAAATGGCGGGAAAGGAGAATTACGATATCTCGACCTTACGGTTAACAGCCGCACGCTCTGCCTCTGAGCTACTCTCCCATTTCTTTTCTCATTTTGTATATATATTATACTCGATTTTTCTAAACTTTTCAAATTTTAATTTTGGTACCCCCGTAGGGACTCCAACCCTAATTCTCGGTTTAGAAGACCGATGTCCTGTGCGGTTGAACGACGGAGGCATATTACCACCACATAAAGGGTGAAATCAACTTCCAAATGTCGTGGACCTCGCATCTCATCTCTTCGTAGTCATCATCAATGACTACGAGGCCGCGCATGAACTCAAGACGCTGAATTAAATATTTGATTAACTCTTCTTGAGTCCATTCTTTACCTTTATAAGTAAACTTACGATAAGATAAATCTACAATTTTGCCAGCATCTTTCAAATATACTGGAAGGTGCTGCCGCAACCACTCATAGAATGAGAAGTCGAGATCCCAACAATCGCGCCTTATTCTTCTTTTTTGAATGGTCTTCTTCTTCATAAATCCTTAATCCTAATACATAAATAAATAGATAATTCCCAACACAATAAACAAAAGGGCCACAAGAACCAAAGGAATCCAAAGTGGGGCAAGTACCCAAACCCAAGGCCAATCAATCACACCACAAAGTTTGAGGATAAGAAAAATAAAAAACAAAATATCCACAAAACTAATTTGGAAAATTGGAGGTGATTTCTTTTCTTTATCTTCCATATTATTTTCCTTTCCATTCCTTGTAAGTAACTGGCTTACCATCTACAAGCAGAGTTTCACACCAAGCATCAGTTTCGAGATCATAGGTATAATGATCATGCATTGGGTGGTCTACTTCGTAGTACCGATTTTCATCATAATCAAAATTATAATATCTTGGCATAATCTCTCTCTCCTTTCTTTTTTCTATAAATATTATAGCTAAAATTTATCAAAAAGTCAAAAATTGGTCGCTCGTCGAGGGGTTGAACCTCATCAGGAACGGGTATGAACCGAACTGCCGCGCCGGCGGCCGAGCGATAAAAAATGAGGAACTATGAGGCAGCTACCACGTCCTCGGGGCCCATATTATTTATATAGCGCTTTAAACATACTTATCAGGTAATGCGAACTGCACGGCCATCCAAGCGCTTCTGGTTGCGGTGGAGGGACTCGAACCCTCGACCTCCGGGGCATGAACCCGTCAAGCTGCCACTGCTCCACACCGCGATATATGTGTGCGGCCCAACCCGCACTGGCAAGGTATATCCTTGGAGTTCCGCTTGCTCAACTTATAAAGCGCAGACATAGCGTGGGTGGACCCGCAGGCCCAATGCGCTTGGCGCAGCCGACACGACTCGAACGTGCACTACCTTTACAGGTAGGAAAGCTTAGCAGGCTTTTGAGATACCATTACTCCACGACTGCATTTCAAGCAGCCCACCCTTAAGTCAATAGTTAAGATATCATCACTAAAGACAGGTGCTACGAGTAATTTTACAAGCGCCCGTTGCTGCCACATCGCTTGATGGCGCATGGTGTAGGATTCGAACCCACAGGCCTCTCCCGAGACACAACTGATTTCAAGTCAGCGCCGTTATAGCCATTTCGGTAACCATGCATTTATCTATTTTCATGCAACCACTCTTTTCGAGCAGTTCTAGTCGAATTTTTATTTTTCGATTTATATGTTGGTAATTGAGCATCACAATTCGGACAGATTAACCGAACATTTTCTCTCGCTGAATTTGAAGCATTTCCATCAATATGGTCTAAAATAAAATTTAATGGTTGACCATTCCAAACGTTTTCAATACCACAAATTGCACATTTACATTCTTGAGAATTAAGAATAAATTCTCTAATTACTCCACGAATGGTTGTATCAGGAGTCATACCAACATCACCAGTTTCTAACCATTTGTTAATTTTTTCTTCTCTATTATGTTCAACATAACATTTTTGACAATAACCAGATTTATTTGTTTTGCAAATCTCTTTACCACAATTTTTACATGATCTTAGCATTTTATCACACCTCATCATTTATGGCTGGGACACCAGGATTTGAACCTAGACTCGCCGCTCCAGAGGCGGAAGTACTACCATTATACTATATCCCAATATTTGGTACTCCGAAGGGGACTCGAACCCCCGACTTACTGATTAAAAGTCAGTTACTCTAGCCAACTGAGTTATCGGAGTATATAAAATGAGAGTCACCAACTCTCCGTCCTAACATTCCTTCCCTCGACCAAGCGGGTCCAACCCCGTTAGGGCTACTTCGGTTCTTTTCTTCTCTTTCGTCCGCTTGGCACGAGTTACTTGAGAAAATGGTTAATGGCACTCGAAGCAGGATTCGAACCTACACTCCCCTGATCCAGAGTCAGATGCATTACCAGTTGTGCTATTCGAGTATAAATGGCGGATGAGAATCGCGCGATTCCCTAAATTTTTGTTGCCTTCCGCCGAGGCACATTGGTAGGAATAGTCAGACTTGAACTGACGACCTCGCGCTTATCAGGCGCGCGCTCTAGACCTACTGAGCTATACTCCTATATTTGGTGGGCGACGAGGGACTCGAACCCCCTGAGTCGTTAGACACCTGATTTACAGTCAGGCCCGCTACCTATTACGGACTACTCACCCATATAAGCGAGGCGACATATAATTTGCTCTGGATTGGCCCGTATCTCGGGTGCCGCCATTTATTTATATATTAAAGCCTTTCGCAAACTTCTCCGCAAAGAATCGTCTTTCATCGACAGCCCACGGGCCTCGAAGGGCATTTCTTTTCCGTTTCTTTATGTATATATTATACTTTAATTTCCAAAAAACTTCAAATTTTATTTGCTGATTCTGTCTGCGATACAACTTGAAACGAAAGCCTCTGGCTTAACTTCACAATCATAACCGCACGCATTGATCCAACCAACAAGCATTGGAATTAGTTCTTTAGTTTTACCTTTGTCGCTCCAACCAGCATCGACATGAATTGAGATCAAACAACTATTTCTCAATTCAGTATACTCATCTTGCTCCAAAAGTTCTACCAGCTTATTGGTAAGTTCAAGACTACGTTGAGTCTCTTCGGTTAACTTGGCGCGGACGTCATCAATTCTTTTGATGAAATCGGTTTCGTGGAAGTAGATACCTCCATGGCCCGCGCAAGTAACAGCAATAACTGATACAATTTTTGTTCTGTCGTGATTTTGAGAGTCAGTTCCTATTGTAATCTGAAGAGGTATACCATACATCTTCATTCTCTCAAAATAATGTTGAATTTTACGAGGAATCTCTTCAAGTTTGAGGTCTCCGTAAGTTATACTATGAAACATTTTCCTATACTTCCTTTCGGGTTAATGGTGGAGATAGCGGGCTACGATCCCGCGACCTTCCGCTTGCAGGGCGGACGCTCGTCCCAACTGAGCTATATCCCCAAATATCGTAAGTTCTTTTATCTTCTACTTACAAAAGAAGGGCTTATTTTCAAGTGCCACTCGCCCACTAACGTAGCTGGTCACGGTTGGTACCCTCAGAGAGACTTGAACTCTCACGCTTTCGCACATGATCCTAAGTCATGCGTGTCTGCCATTCCACCATGAGGGCACGCGTCCTGGTTTCGGGTTTAACGTGTAAGCCAGGAAACCTCACGGAGCTGTGTAGGTCATGACTTCTACTTGGTAATAGGGTGCGCTAATCTCCACCCCTCTGGTGCCTAGTGTTGGTTTCGATCCAACCTCAGCGGTTCTTCAGACCGTCGCAATCACCAGATTTGCTAACTAGGCATTTTGGTGCCCGCACAAGGGTTCGAACCTTGGACCTACTGCTTGTAAGGCAGTCGCTCATCCCGGCTGAGCTATACGGGCATAAATAAAGGAAGTTGGTGTTCTACCTATTAAACTACAAACCTTACCGCGATTCGAACACGGGTCTCCAACATCCCAAAACTTTGTACAAAGGTCGCCTACATTCTCGAGCATGAAGACTTGCGAACTCTCGGGCCGCCAAACGCTCTTCTTCTATTGATAGTAGTTGAGAAGAGTAGAAAGCCACATTTCCCTTTTATTTCTACTCCTACGGGACTCGGAGTTGGTCGGAGCGGCGAGATTCGAACTCGCGGCCTCCTGCTCCCAAGGCAGGCCGTCTACCACTGGCTTACACCCCGATAATTAAATGGTTGGAGATGTTGGAGTCGAACCAACCGCAACCGTCTTATAAGGCGGCCCCTTCACCACTTGGGTAATCTCCAATATGTAAATGGTACCCGTAAAAGGACTCAAACCTTTAATCTCACAGTTTCGTAGACTGGTATTTTATTCAATTAAACTATACGGGCATTTATACTTTGGTGACTCCTGGGGGATTTGAACCCACTCGTTTCCAGATTGAGAGTCTGGCGTACTAGGCCGACTATACGAAGGAGCCATTTAAATGGAGTGGATAACGAGGCTTGAACTCGCGACTTTCACCTTGGCAAGGTGACGCTCTACCAACTGAGCTATATCCACATAGATGCGGTTAAAGTACGCTCAACAAATCACGTGTTCTTTGCATCTTTACTTTAACCTAGGCCGGGACAGCTATCCCTCGGTTGTCTTACGACCAATGATTCCGCACTCCAGGGGGATCAATAACTCGAAGTGTAAATCACGCTCCTCTTCTGCGCCAGACTTTTCGCTACAAGGTGTCTGGATTCCTGTCACTCTTCTGCTTACGCCTCGGTGGTGACTACCGATGGAGGCCCCGGTGGGACTTGAACCCACGACCTGCTGATTACAAATCAGCCGCACTAGCCAACTGTGCTACAAGGCCATTTAATTGGTGGGCTTACTGGGATTTGAACCCAGGTCTGCATGATTAAAAGTCATGTATTCTACCGCTGAACTATAAACCCATAAGTGGAGCACCATATGGGAGTCGAACCCACGCTCTCTGCTTGGAAGGCAGACGTACTAGCCATTATACTAATGGTGCATAAAATTTACCTAGTGTTTCAGCGGTTGGTGGGAACGAAGGGAATTGAACCCTTACTAACTGTGCCACAAACAGTCGTGCAAGCCATTACACTACGAACCCCATAAGTGGAGCGCCCTGGAGGAGTCGAACCTACCTTTCAATAGTTTTGCAGACTATGCCGCCGGCCGCAACGGAAAGGACGCATATAGTGGTACCCGATCGGGGACTTGAACCCCGAGGAATGACGCTGTTCTTGAGACAACCGCATCTGCCAATTCTGCTAATCGGGCATTGGTGGAGATGTTGGGAGTCGAACCCAAGTCCGAAACGTTCTCTTTGGTTTTATCGCCCCGTCGAAACCATTCCATCCCCAAATAAAAAGAGGAAATTCTTTTGTGCGCCTTTCCTCTTTTTCTATAAATAGTATATATGAATTTGAAAAACTTTTCAAATTTTCTGCCTATCTTTAAAAAAGAGTTCAATGAACTTGTCATCACTATAGTTCGGAAGTGTCCCAACCCAGCCATAAAAGTCCTCTGAAAGGCCTCGGAATACATTATCAAATCTTCTACCACAAGAAATTCTCTTATCAGCCATAAACTGATTATCAAGAACTTCGATCATGCGAGGCTCTTCACCCTGAAGGCGCTCGCGCAATTCGTCCATAATTCTTGCAAATACTTCCTTCTCAACTTCTTCATTAAAGATAAAGTATTTCTTACCTTCCAAACCACTACAGAACAAGCAGTGATCAGAATCTTTCATGAAGCCACAGAAGAAACTACTCTTCAAATTTGAAGACTTATATGCAAACCCGCAATCCTCTAAATTGTCACAGAACATAATATTTTCACACCATGTTGCGCGCGAGCTATTCGCTACTTGCTCAGACATGGAAATATTCTCACTTTCAACTACCAATTCAGATCCACTAACATATTCGCTTCCAACAACATCGTTGGAATCATCTACATTACTACTTCTAAATACATGGTTACTATTACTTATATCAGAAGAAAATCTTACATTAAAACTATCAGAAACATATTTTGATTCCATAATTGCCTTACTATTCTCAATATGTTTGCTATTCCAAACATTCTCAGAATCCGTAAGACTAAGAACCTCACAGAACTTTTGCTTTTCTTCGCTATCAAATATAAAGTATTTTTTCAGAAAATACAAATTTTCAAGTTCAATATCTTCTGCATCAATAACTTCTATGAGGGCCGCGCCATCTAAGCCATTCTCTTCGATAAACTTCACAAATGACTCCTGTGCGTCATATTTCTTTAATAAATCCAATGTAACTTTCATTTCTCAAACGGAATACGCTCTACGTTTCCATCTTCCTCCTTATAGGTATATGGGAACTTCTGCTCGTTCATAATGTATTCCATTCTCTTATTCAGCAATCCAATAAACGCTTTAGTTGTTTCATTGAAATCAAAATAAGCCACAACATACTTTGACTTCTTGCCGACTAATTCCGCGCCCAATCTATCTCTAGCATATCTCAAATATTCAGGATAAGTCAAATTTAGAAGTCGTGCGATAAATACATCATAACTACCATTTGTTCCAGTAGGAAAGAGAAACTTTTCAAAGTTCATACGAATAACGTACTTATTCGTATAAAGTGGACTCGTATCCAGATAGAAATACTTTTCCATTAAACTTCAATCTCCTTCCATAAATTTCTGATTTCTTTTACCTCATCTTCATTCAACTCACAGAGCGGGCCCCAGTCGCCGCATCTAAACATTGAGCTGTCGAATTCTGGTAATGGTCTATTAAAACGAATTATATTCTCTTCATTTATAACTTCATAATCTTTTTTAACATACTTCTTGACAGTAGCTGGGCTAAATCCTGTTGCTCTAGCCACCGCCGCATAGGTTTTAAGCTCGGCGTACAAACGATTTATATTTTTTACATCTTCATTAGTAATAACTCGCATGATTCTTCTCCTCACTTTCTACCTATAGTATATCATAGATCCGACCAAAAATCAAATTTTCACCTATATATACAAAGCGCGCCCTAGAATTTTCTAAGACGCGCCTTTGGTCAGTTGGAGTTGGACCTTTATTACTCTTCTTCTTCTATCTCTCCCGCTTCTAATTTCTTTTCATACTGAACGGTGGATAGACGAAGTAGGGCGCCTAAGAAAGTATCAATTGCAACAATGGTACCGACAACCTGTTCTCCATACGGAAGATTCCAGATCCCGGCAAGTGCAAAGTAAAGTGTACCAAGCGCAGGCAATACAATCTGCGCAATATATTTCAAAACGTCATAAACTTTGTTACTCATGGCGATAACCTCCATTTTCCTTTCTCACTTTTAAGTAACAGAACCCAAAGTCCAGTCTAAAAATTTGCAACTTTCCGGAAATTTTGGTATAATAATAATGAAAAAAGAAAAGGAGAATTAGTATCTAAATGGAAAGATATAAATCAGATGATTTGGTTAATACTGCGGTCATTAACCTATTTACTTTAGGTAAAGAGACCAACGAACTAAATATCTTTAACTTCAATAGAAAAGATCCAAGACACCTAGCTTTGGTTCACATCGCAACACTAGTAAGAGATATTGCTGGTTATAGCGTTGGAATCCACGGCTCTTTTATTGATCTGATTTGGGTTAAGTGGAAGTTCAGAAAACTTAAAGGCATCAAGAAAACTAAAAAGGCCACGGTTGACGCAGAGGAAGTAGTTAAGCACATCGAAGATGCATACAATGCGCCCAATGCTTTCGCCAGAATTTATCGTGACTACTATAGTTTTAATGATAGATAAACAAAAGGAAGGTGCAAACCTATGACAGCCAATGAAATTATTGAAGCACTTGAAAACGAAAAGAGAAACATTAGCGCAGAAAAGACAGAAACACTAAAAGCCTTTGACTATGCAATCTTAAGTGTAAGAGCGGTTCATGAAATGTATTTGACTAAGGAAGGTGATTAACATAATTGACTTGATAATTCCGACATACAAAGCGCGGGAGACATTACCGGCCGCGCTAGATTCATTGGTCGCGCAGACCAAGAAATTATTTATTGTAACAATTGTACAGGATTGTGACGGAGAAGATTATTCAGATATTATTGAAGAGTATAAACGAAGAGGACTAAAGATTCGACTTCTTCAAATGGAGAAAAATAGCGGTCCTGGCTTGGCGCGTCAGTATGGAATGGACAAAGATACGATGTGCAAGTATTTTATGTTTATGGATTCAGATGATATTCTTAATCCGCGCGCGATTGAAGCGCTTAGCCGTGAAGCTGAATTAAATAATGCGGACCTCGTATTCTCGGACTTTATCGTAAACCGAAATGCAATGCCTGCATTTGTAATGGATGTGGAAAAGACACCTTGTACTTGGTGTCACGGTAAGATATACAAAGCTGAATACCTGAGAAAGAATAATATTCGATTCCATAATGAATTGCGCCTGAATGAGGATTCATACTTCAATCTAGTCGCCGCAAACTGTACAACTAAGAAATTCCGTATCCATGAAATCACATATATCTGGCAACAGAATAAGAACTCGCTCACAAATGCGAATGGTGAACTTGCGTTCTTCATTAAGAGTTGGGCAGATTATCTGCGTAGTCAGATTGATGGACTGATTAGTATTACAGAAAAAGTTGAGAATCTCGATCCTGGTCTAACAGCCGCGACGTTCATTAATATGTATTCCCATCACATGAAGGCTTTATCTTCTGTAGTAGACAAGGAAGTAAATCCCGACGACTATATTTTAGTTGAGAAAGAACTAAAGAAACTAAAGCAAAATGAGAAGATAATGGGTATGTTAAAGACCAAACAATTTTGGGACTATATTGCCCGTCAGCTCAAAGGTAGTGAAATGTTCGGAGAGAATCTGGTATTCTATCGAATGAGATTCTGTGATTGGTTGAAGATGTATATTACGGAGGAAATCGGATGATTTACGTTGTCAATGGATTTCCTGGATCTGGAAAGACTTTATTTGAAAACTATGTGTGTCAGTTTATGAGTCCCGGTTGTGGAAGTATCTTATCCACTATTGATCCTGTAAAGAAAATTGCAACTATATGTGGATGGAATGGAGAGAAAACTCCTGAGAGTAGAAAATTTCTTTCAGACCTAAAGAGTATATTGACAGAGTTTAATGGATATCCTAGAGAAAGGATTCTAAAAGAAGTTGATACTTTCTGTTGGGAGAATGGGGTTAGAGAACCGAGTACAGATAATGAAGTTGTAATCTTTATCGATTGTAGAGAGCCAAAAGAAATTAAGTGGTTATGTGATAAATTAGGTGCAAAATCTGTTCTGGTTACAAGACCTGGCTCAGAGGGCGGCGGCTTCACGAATTCTTCTGATGCAAATGTTATGAGTTATGAATACGATATAGAAATACCAAATGAAGGTACAAAAAAAGAACTTATCGTAGCTGCATTGAACTTTATTAAATCCGAAGGAATTAAAAAGCGAACCGATCCGTTCTATATAGATTTATTTGATGATGTGAAATTTGGAGTATAAAAAGAGCCTAGTAGTTAATCTACTAGGCTTTATCTTTATTCTTCTAATCCATGTTCTGAAGAATCTATTTCCCATTTACAAATCTCTTTGTATAGGAGGGCCGCATAGCTATTTCCATGGAAGACTTCTGTATAGATGCGGAATGTGTTGTCTGCGGTTTTTCGTTCATAAAGTGGAATCTTTTTTTCTTGGTTATATTTGTAGTAGATGTTTTTAATTGTGTTTCGACACTGTTGCATCGAAATTTCTTCAAGACCTCCCATCTTAACGAGAACTTGGTTTAGGGTTTCTTTTATTTCCTGAATATCCCTAAACTGTTGCTCATTTTCTTCTTGGAGTTCTTTAGTATTACGCGCAAATAACCCTTTGATAAAGGCGCGGCCGCCCTTAGAGCAAAGAGTTATGAGGGTAATAAGTGATAAAATGCATCCAAGAACGGATGCTATATCTTTCACAATATCCATCTCAGGCCTCCAGATCCATATTTCTCTACTTTTAAGTAGGAAACTTGGAAGGCCTATCGAAGATTTTGGTGCGCGCGCCAGACTTCGTCATTGTGGAATTTTGAGCGCGCCAAAAATTTGGGATTGAAAAGATCTTCGACGGTATGAAGATTTTGAATTTCCCAATAAGGAATACAATAGAGGTCTATGCGCTGAGATAGTGCATAGCTTATTTTTAATCGATCGCGCTCTTGAGCTTTGAGGAAATCAGAACGACTTTTAAAAAATTTAGAAATGAACTCATAATGGTGGTTACCTTGGATTTCCAACAACGCATTACGAGATGGGATATAAAAATCAAATCGATAATTACCGCGCCTACAATCATCAAAAATTTTCTCTTGTTGAAATATTAAATGTGCGTTATGGAGAAGATTGTATACGACTTTCTCCAATGAACTCATATTACTCATCAGGCAACACGTCCTTAAACGCTTCATTTACAATTCTTGCGGCAGTATATGTCGGATCTGATTCATCAATAAGCCGCGCACTATAGATTTCTTTTAGGATTTTATCCTTAAGTTCGATTAGAAAAACATCTTTTTCATTCATTTTTCTTCTCCTTCTTTTTCCGTAACCATAATTTCTCCATTAGAAGTATATCTAACTGTTATTCCGCCACCGTATCCTTCTTTATACACTAAATAGTTTACACCCGTTTCAGGATCAACATAAACTTGTACATTATTAGTCTTATTTCCTTTTATACCTTTTGTATCAGTAACACATCCGACAAGAAGCATACATAATATAACAAAAATAGCAAGAAATTTTCTCATTCCGTTTCACCCTCTTTTAGTGTAATATCCCATGCAAATGGAGCATTCTGGCAATCTACTTCTTTATTTTTCTTGTATAGAGGACATCCAGTGCAGTCGTCTGTTGACATACAGTAAGACTTCACTGCCATAAATGCATCCCAGATATCAATATCAATCACTTTGCTTCACCTTCTTTAACTTACTCGTAACTTGCTAGTGACTTACGCATATCAGCACTGCACATCGGGCAGAAGTTATATTGTGGAACATTCATCACTTCTTTAACCCTGACCACTTCTCCGCAATTCGTACATCTATACTTATCCTCTGTCTGCCATTCCCACTCTCCCTGTGGACGCTCTTCCGTCGGAATTTCATTAATCTTCCCACAAAGCGCCTTATTTACCTTAAAAAGTATCGCTTCTGTTTGGGTAAATGCTCTATCCTCTGGAGAAAATTCAAAGAAATCAAATATGGTTTTATGTACTAAATCAATAATCTCCTTCTTTTCTTTCTCGGTCATTCTACTTCACCTTCTTTCTTATATGGCTCTGGTAAAGGCATCCATGCAATTACTTCTTCGTCGTCAATTATTCCACAACCATGCCAAAAGTGTGCCTTGTCGTGTCCAAAAGGCTTGCCATATTTATAAATTCTTACATCGCCCCAAATAGTCGTGCATAACACTTCTTCGAAATCACGTGTGTTATGGTTTATTTTTTCTTCAGGCAACCTCTCGGTGCATGGAATCCATCTTAAATATTGAGTCCTAGGGATTCCTTCTTCCTCTTCCAATTCAATAAGAGGACATGGCTCTTTGTCATCAAATATATACACACATCCTTCTGCACAATGGCAATACAAACAA